CCAAGCACTTTACCAGCCGCAAGAGTGAGCGTGTGCTCAGCGTTCCAGTTGGAAGGCTGAACAAGCGTACTATCGACGCCGTCCGCTTTTGGGGACGTAAACGCGTGCTTGAACGAGATTGCCATCTCTAATCACCTTCCGATTAGGTCACCGTGAAGATGCCGTTGGTGCTATCGAAGTCAACAGTCAGCGTCTCAGTGGAGTTGAGAGTGATAGAAGAACCGTAGTCCCACCAAGCAACAAGCGGCTTAGCCGGTGATGTCTGCGTGTCGTTGTAGAGCACCGCATAACGCAGCGGACCAATTGCGCCGCCAGAAGCGGTGAACACAACGTCCGTGCCGGTCACCTTAGCAACACCAGCCGTAGTAGAAGAGGTAATCGTCGTTGCAGTACCACCAGCCGTATAGCCATTGCCCGCGCTGATTTCAGTGAGATCGGCTTTGATGGCATTGGTATTAACGGGTGCAGTGTTGGTAAGCATGATCTTGAAGACGTTCGAAGCGAAGTTGTGCTTCCCTTCGATAAGGTCTTTCGTAAAGACCTGAAACTTATTGTATGAGGCCATCTTACATTCTCCAGTTAGCTGCGGACGCTAAGCGGGCTACCACGCCCGAGCCCTACGACGAGCAAAAGTCTGAGGGAACCTCCAACTCTGCCCACGATATACGTTTCTATGCTGCGCTTCAACTTTAGCGATTGCCGTCGTGTTCTGAAAACGCCGCATATGGTAGATAGCCATCCGCTCGTTGGAATACGGTTTAGCAATTTGCGACATCATACGGCCAAGCACGCCGTCAATGATATCCACCCCATACTTCTCAAGCACCCAGTCCGGGTACTCAGGATAACCGTCACGGGTAACAGGGTCTTTAACCGTCAGCGCAAACTGAAGGGTATAAGTGTCTGCCTGATTAGGATAATCAACAAGAGTAATCTCGCCCGGCGTCTTCATAAGCGCGGCGACAACTACTCCATCAGAGTTAACGACACCCATAAGACGCACGATATTAGCCACCCCAGAAGGAGTGACATAGTAGGTCTTGTTGTCGGTCGTAACCTCGAAATCAACGTCTTCTGTCCAGAGATTGGTAGACCCGAAAAACTGATCCATCGTGGAAAAGTATTCGAGCTTCAGAACTTCGTCTGTCGCGCCGGGGAGGCGGATACGGAGATTATCCATCAGTCGGATAAGATCAGCGCTCATAGGCCCCTCACGACTGGATGGTTAGCATCTGCGCCACGAACTTGTTGAGGAACACAGTCGCTCGCGCGTCTTGTGTACTCTCGTCGTCGCGGAGCTGTGCCTGACCACAGATGTAATACAACAGAGATACACGATACATTGGGTCCATAGCGACACTAGTCGTCGTCATGTTAACCGTCGTGTAAGTCGGGATAGAAGTGCGGAAATAAGAGCGCATCAGCTCCGGGCGCAGACGACGGATCTCAAGCAAGCCGAGGTTCATATTCTCGACAAGCTCGCTATCAGGATAGCGGTAATCCGGGATCGTGTCCTGCAAGAGGACGCGAGCGTTGCGGACATAATCTGCGACAGTATCAAGCGCCATCATAATCCCCCAAGAAAGAATAGGAGCCCCCGGTTAAGAGGGCTCCAGTTCTATTAGCCGGGGGTGACGATTGCCTGAGCAATCGCGGTGCCGTCGATGACCTTGTAGCCATAGACCTGCAGGCCGCGCAGGATCGTGCCGAAGGTCTGCTCCGAACGGAGCGTCTCAACCTTCGAGACCTGCGAAGCGAAGGTCAGGCCGTGGGCATGACCAGCATAGATGGACGTTTCACCAGCGGCGAGACCACCAGCCACGCCCGTGGGGAGCAGGTTGGAGGTGTACAGGGTGAAGCGGTCAACCATGCCGAGGCGACCGTTACGCAGGATCGAGACGCCGTCACCCGACAGGTAAGCCTGACGGAGTTCCGACTGCTTGATGAGCGTAGCAGCCCAAGTCGGGAGGACGACCCAACGGCCCGTCTCCGGGATGTTCTGCTCGTCAAGGCACTGGCCGAGACGGAGAATGACGGAGAGGATGTCAACCTTACCAGCAGCCGGAGCAGCAGTCGTGGAGAGCGGAGTGCCCGTCACGCCAAGGTTGATGTTGCCGGAAATCTTACCGGCGGTCGCGCCACGGTTGAAGCTGTTAGCCTGACCGAGGATACCGGCGAGCACAGCCGTATCAATCGTGATCTTCATCTGCTCAGCAGCGTCATCCGACCACATGCTGAGAAGGTTGAGATCCGACTGAACGTCCATGACGTCGTCGAGGATCGTGTTGAAGTACTTACCGTTGTCGATGTTCAGCTCGACCACGTTGCCCGTCGGGCGCTGCAGCGAGAGGAGACCGTCAGCACGGTAATCCGAGATCGTGATCGTCGGCTTCGTACGGATCTTGACCTTATCGCCTTGGTTCTTGATTTCACCTTCGTAGTCGGTGTTCGAGATCGCAGCGAGAACGGTCGAGGCGTAGAACTTCTCGACGAGTTTGCCAGACCAGATTTCAGGGATGAAGCCGGTCGAAGCGAGGTTGTTGCTGGTAGAACCAGTCGGGTAAATCGGAGGGGTTGTTGCTGCCCCTGCATTAGGAAATGCCATTTTTTAGGCTCCCAAGAGAGAAGATTACCTGATGCGTCCTTCTCGCTCCGCCTCGAAGATTTGGGCCTCGATGCGGTCCTTCTCTGCCTCTTTTCCCCGGAACTTTCCGGCGGCGCTTTCGGCATAGAACTTAGCGATTTGGGCGCGGGTGAACGTAGGCTTCTCAGCAGGGGCACCAGAGGCCGCTGCAGTCTTGGCTCTGCCCGGTGCCGCAAATTCGCTTAGAGACTTTTTGGCGGGAGCTTGTGTCCGGCCTGTCTCTTCCCTTGCGGGGTCCGTAGCAGCCTCTTCAGCGAGGAAGCCATTGAAGAAAGCCACTACCCGAGGGGTATCGTTCCGCTCGTACGCGGCTTTCAGCATCTCATGACGAATAACACCAGAATAAGGATCTGGCAACTTCAACCACGAAATAAAGTTCTGGTCGAAATTAATGTCCCTCCAGTTGGGGACACGGTCGTCAAGCATGTTCTCCATCCGGCTACGAGCATCCTGCTGAACATAGCCGCCAACATTCTTGAGGCGCTCTTCGAGTTCAGCGATTTTTGCTTCGTAACCTTTGACGATGGGAAGCAGCTCTTCCTTCGCTTTCTTACCCACCACATTGAGGAACTCCGACCCGTAGTCGTTCTCCTCCTCAGCGGTGATAAGGCGCTCTGCTGCCATTTCGGAATTGGACTGACCAACTGGAGCCGTGACCTGCATGGTGGCAATCACGTTCTGCAAGCTGGTGATCTGGTCGCTCATGTGACGAAGCTGGCCCTCAGCTCGGTCGTAGCGGCCCTTCATCGACTTGTATCGATGCTCCCAAGACTGGTCCTCATCGCCCTTTGGCGAAGACTGCTCAGAAGTACTCTCAACAGGTCTTTTGGTTTTACTCTCGGATTGCGGGGACGCTTCAGCTTCGGCTTCAGCAGCGGGCGCTTCTTCGTTCGTCTCCTGAACCCCATCTACACCCTCAGTATCAGGGTTATACGCTGCGTTAAACGCGGCGTTCGCACGGGCTGCGGTTGCTTTAATAGCGTCTGGGATTTTTACGTTTGGGTCAATCTGACCGGGAACAAATGCTGTCATTTACGTTTCTCCTGTATCTGGTCAGCCGTCTGGCGGCATTCTTGGAATAGCCGAAGGAGCGTAACGCACTGCTGTGCGCGGCCTTGGGCTGCAAAAATGGCATCAGCGGGGGACGAGACGCACTGGTCACGCCTGTTGTCGGCGTACAAAGAAAAAGCCGCCAAGAAGTCCGACCACTCCTTGGGGGCTACATTAGCAACTGACGCTGCTTTCAGGATGAGATCACGATCACTCAATAACCACGCCCCATCATACGGCTCATCATCATGAATGATGGACCCATTGCATTGAGACCCGACGGGGTCTTCTTGGCGTAGTTGTTCATGGAACGCTGCATGGGGTTGCCCTTGGTGATCGTCTCCATAGCCATACGGCTAGGAAGAACTTCATCCTTAGACCCCTTACCGACGTTACGAACAACCTTGTCGCCGATCATCTTCGACTTCATAGCGTTCTCCTAGCTTTGACCTGTAAGCCCGGTGCTGCCAAACCCAATGTCATTACCCATGTCGGTATCACGGAGATTATCTTTTCTATAATCTCTAGTGCTCTTAGGGGGTTTTGGTTTCATCGGGCCGGAAACACGAGGAATGGAGACGGCGCGTGCACGCCGCTCCAAGCTCTTGACCGCACCTTTTATCTTGGTGCGAGGCATGGAAATGCCCTTAGCCATTAGTTAGACGCCGAAACGCCCGGCTTGGCGGGACGAGCTGCGCCCTGCTTAGCCATCTTGTTGCTGCCGCCCTTAGCGCCGAAGCCAGCGGAGCCACGGCCCATCTGTGCAGACTGACCGGGAACCTGCGTACCCGTGCGCATCTGCGGAGCCATTTTGTTGCTGCCGCCCTTAGCGAACACAGCGTTCTTCGAAGACTTTTCTTTACCCATAGCCATGAGATCTCTCCTACGTTAACCCGCGCCACCCGTGATATTGGTCCGTGGACCCATGTCATTGGTGACGTTGGAACCCTGCTGTCCGCCTTGCGCCTGCGCTGCCGCCTGCGCCATGCCTGCCTGAGCGCCTGCTGCGGCCTCCTGCATCTTGTTAAGCTCATCGTCCGTGGGGACGATGCTAGCACTATCAAGTCCGATAGTCTGTGAGACCGACCGCAACACAGCCGCACGGCCTCTGGGACCGACGATCTGCGCATCAAGCGGGTTGGCCGTAATCTGCAAGAACTCAAGCTGGCGTGCGCGCTGCGTCTCGCGCTGGATAGCGACGTTGACGCCCATCACGCGGACCTGCTCCTGCCCCGTCAACATGCCCGACTGGTCGGTCAGCATGAGCATGTCGAAGAGCTGCGTCAGCAGCGGATCGAGCACGTCACGATCAATATTGGCGGCAACGGTCTGGAGGATTTTGGAGGCGTTGCCCATGAGCATCGCCAAGCCAGACGCCGTACGCCCGGCCCCGCCGACACCCTGTCCCGAGAGATATTTAGGGATGGCGGACAGCTCATCCGCCATATTATTAAACTGTTGATAAACCCCCAAAAGCTCGTTCGCGTTCGACAAGGGCTGGAAGAAACTAATCGGCACCTGAGAATTATTACCCATCGGGTCGCTCTGGACGTGCCAGCGCTTCCACGGGTAAAGCTCCTCGCCATCCTCATCAGGGGCAAGCCGGTCATCGTTCACCACCACCTGTGGGCCAGAACTGATAGACAAGTTGTTGACCAGCGCACGGAGCGAAGCGTTGGCAACCTCCTGAATGTCACTGAGGATATCCGGCAAGCCGTTACCGACTGGTGTGCCCGGAACTTTCTCAAATGATGTGATGAAGTAGGAGTGGCGCTTACGCGGCGAAGGCGAGAGCTGCACCTTGATGATGTGCGTGCCGATGAGCCAAGCCTGCACGAAGTAGTCGCGCATCGGATCAGGGATCTCTTCTTCGCTCATCCCATATTCAAGGAGCATCCGCCCCTGCACGTTGCCTTGGAACTCAAGGCACGAGATCATCCCCGACCGATTGGTTTGCGGGTTCTCGCGGCTCTCCATGATGGCGCGTTCGCTGTCGGTCGTGTCCCAGTCATCAGCGAGACCACCACGACCGTACTCGTCGAGCACAGCGCGAACTTCTTCAGTGTTATAGCCGGGGAGATCGAGCAGATCGTTGAGGTCAGCGCGCGTCACGCGGGTACGCTCAATGACAGATGCGTCCTCAATGTCAGAGGCACCCGGCGTCCACCACAAGTCAAATGGCGACACACGGTTCCAAAACAACTGAGGCTGCTGCGTTACAACAGCCTGACCTTCTTGCCACACCACTGTCGGCACAATACGAACCGTTGGCCCTTTGATACAGGCGAACGGAAATAGCGGTAGGTCAGTGATAAACTCAGCAAACGCTTTATAGAAGCCACCCTTCGTGAGGATCTCATCGATACGTTCTTCAGCAACTTTAGCCTGCTGCGTAGCACGCTTCTTAGCTGCTACTCGTGCGCCCTCCATAAGCTGGAGCGTGCGATCACGGATCACTGTCGGGTCCGGTGGGATACCTGCCTGCGACATGGCAGCAATCTCGCTTTGGACGAGTTGCTGAACTGTCGCGACAATCTGAGGCGGCACGTCCGGGTCTTGGGGAGGGGACAGACCCCACGGACGATCAGGGGCAAGATACACATCCCGAAGCAATGAAGATGCACCACGGCACTTCATAGCAATGATGCGCGCGTAAACCTCAGACCCACCGAACTTCTTTATCTCTGCCAACTTGTTGGCATCGTATTGTCCGTTAAACGCACGAAGCGCAATCAGCAGACGCTCTGACCACCCGGCCATTGCATCATTGCGATGCTGCTTCATCATCTCAAACTGAGTTCGCATGAACCCAGCGAGGTTGGTCATCACCGGACCTTCAGAGACCTGCGCAGCAGCGCGGTCCTGATCCTGCTTCTGAAGCGCGGTCTCAAGCTGCGCGGGTGACACAACCCGCAGAACCCCGCGTTGACCAAGCGTCTCTGCCATTATCGTATGCCTCGCAGGTTCTTATGGGGTGTACTTAAAAACACCGCGCATTTTAAGAGCAGCATCGCGGCCAACATATTTCATGTTATTGGCGTTTGTTTTTGTAGGCCCCTGACCTTGATTGGACCCTTCCGCATAATACTGGCGCTCGCGGATTTTCGTATCCAAAGCGTCTTTAGCGGCGGCTTCTTTTTCTCTTGCTTCCCTCAACATAGGGCGTTTTTCATCATCGTCTCTATCTTCGGCTCTATCATCAGAGACAGAGCCGCCTTCGGAGAACTTACGAACCCGTTGCTTTTTGGCTTTAGGCTGGTTCTTCATGTATTTCGTCGTAAACATAGTCGCTCCCGAGCTGAGCCCTCGACGTTTCCCCGCACGATACAGTATAGTCACCCTGTTTGACAACTACAGGAGAAAATATATGGCGCAGCTACCCGTGCCTGAGCCTACCCTCTCCGAAGGCATCCTGATTAAGCTGGCGCGAGAGATCGCGATGGACATCCAGCCCATCGACAATATCCTTAAGGATAATGGTCTGGACCAAGATCAGTGGGACGTTATCCAGAGCAACACCCGCTTCCGTATGCTCCTTGAGACGGAGACATCGGCGTGGGGCAGCGCCCTCAACACCCAAGAACGCCTTCGCCTCAAGTCCGCAGCCGCCCTCGAAGAGTGGCTCCCCGAACTGTTCACCCGGATGAATGACCGCGCCGAAAGCCTCAACGCTAAGGTCGAAGCCGGTAAGCTCATCAGCCGATGGGCCGGTGTTGGTATGGCTGGCACGCAGGTGTCTGAGGGCAGCGAGAAGTTCTCGGTGACCATCAATCTTGGGGCCGACAACCAGATCAAGATCGAGAAAGACTTACCCTACAAGGTAATCGACCACGAGGAGGACTAATGCCCATTATCAATTACTCGGCTCCGCCGACATGCGCCGCCTTCATGAAATCTAATAGTTTCGGGCGGCTCATCGGTGGACCCGTCGGCTCCGGTAAGACTACAGCGTGCTTGTTTGAGTTGTTCCGACGCTCCTGCGAGCAAGCCCCGGCAGCAGACGGACTGCGCTACACCCGCTGGGCCATCGTCCGCCAGACCCTCAAGCAGCTCAAAGACACAGTGCTTAAGGACATCACGAGCTGGCTCGACGGCATCGCCCAATATAAAGTTTCCGACAACACCATCTATATCCAGATCGGTGACGTGCGCTCCGAGTGGCTGCTCATCCCGCTCGACACCCCCGAAGACCAGCGCCGCCTCCTGTCCATGCAGCTCACTGGCGCATGGATGTCTGAGGCCATCGAGATGGACGTCGGCATCATCTCTCCTCTGGCTGGCCGCTGTGGCCGTTACCCCGCAGCCAATCTTGGTGGCGCTTCGTGGTTCGGCATCATCGCTGACACCAACATGCCATCTGAGGGCAGCCCGTGGCATAAGTTCATGGCAACCAACACACCACCGGACTGGCAGATTTTTATCCAGCCGGGCGGCATGGACGAAGACGCTGAAAACCTTGAATGGCTCACACAGACCCCAGAAACACTAAAGTTACCAGTGACTTCTGAGGTAAGGCGTACGCAGGGGCGTAGTTACTACGAGCGCTTCCTCCGCTCCAACTCGGAAGACTGGTGCAAGCGTTATGTCCACGCGCAGTTCGGTGACGACCCCTCCGGCAGTGCCGTGTTCCGCGAGAGCTTCAAGTCATCGTTTCATGTTGTTGAAGGCGTGGCCCCAGTCACCGGCCACCCTCTTATCATCGGACAGGACTTTGG